ATGTGTATAAGAGACAGCTAATAGCACGCCTTAAACACGCCTATAGAAATACAGGTTTAACATACCCTTAGTTAGCATATGCTAACTCGCCGCTAATAGAAGAGGCCGCAAACGCCCAACACGTTTACGACCTCTATCTTACTTACTGAATCCTGCCGGTATTTGTAGCAATCTCGCTCAGCTTAGTGTTAGCTGTGTCCATCTTGGAGCTGATAGAATTGAGCAATACAGCGATATCACTAAATAAATCGCTAATATCGTCCTCTTCAATCAGCACCGCATGGTCATATTGCCCAGCGTTTACCAGATGAAGCAAAAGTTTGTCACTCTCGCAAGTCACATACGCCCCGCTAGGTGCAGTCGCGTCATTAGACATCATAGGAATCTGCGCATTTTCAACACACAGAAACTTAGGTGTCCAAACATTGCCCAGAAAAAACCGGTAAACGGTGTGCCCATTGGCGTCAAATTTTACGGTTTCCTGCGTAGGGTTGATTTGAACGTATTCACAATGCATCATATCACCTCCATAGTTACCCGGCAATCATTGGACCAATAGCGTTGTTAGTTGCTGAATATTCAGAGCAAACAACGATAAAAACGGTTCCAGTGTACGGTGACGACGCCTCCAGGTCGATATTACCACCACTTTGGCCACCCCACAGGGTATCAATTGGTCCCATAGCAGAAACATACGGCGCATACAATCCGGAAGTGGTTATAGCGCCAAAAGAGGTTCTGGACGATTCAACAATGGCGTTAGGAATCCGTATAAACAACATACCGTGGGCAAAGAAAATTTTGTCAGGTGCCGTTCTAGTAATATTGACGTTAACAGTAACGCGCCCGGTGGGCGTATCAACCACAATACTCCCGGAAGTCGGCTTGTCAATAACACCCGCTTTACTATCCACATACGCCTTAGTAGCCGCGTCCTGTGCGTCCGTCGGGTTCTTCAAATCCTTTAACGCGAGCCCGCCAGCGTGCAGGCTGTCACCGTCCATGCCAAACTTGTCCACATCGTTGTAAACCATGTACACCCCATTAGAACGGAAGTCCAACCTAGGGCCATTGCCAGTAAAGGAGTTGTAAGCAAGCTGAGAAACGCGGACAATATCGTGCTCTGCCATATTGATATTCCCGCGCATCGTCCCGCCCGCCAGCGGCAAGAAATCCCCACCAGCCTTGCTATCCACATATGCTTTAGTGGCCGCATCTTGGTTAGTAACAGGGTCCTTTACATTGGCAATTCTATGACCCTCCATAGTCAGATACTTATCATCGCCCGCCTGAGAAAGGCCCATAACTCTCTCGTCATCGTAGTTAAAACTAGCGAGCCCATTTTGTGCAGTAGACAGCGACCACTTACGCTCCGCTTGTGTAGGAAGGCGCAACTCTCCGGACGAAACCTCTACTACGTTGTTAGCGCCCTCCCTGTACACCGCAAGCGTGGCTCCCGTAACGTCCGCCGCCTTAGCGCCCACCTTCACACTCACCGAGTTCGCACTATCCGGGTCCTGCGCCTCAATAACAACATTACTCCCACCGTCCGTTGTCCTAGTAGCCTGCACACTGGCCTTCTTGCTATTCAAGTTCGCATTGATAACGGCATCAACCTGCGTCTGACTATGCCCCGCGCTAACAGACCCCATGATAGCGCCCTCGCCTTGGGACCCCATCATAATTACATGGTCTTGATCCGAAACAAGAGCACCCACATAATCAGAATCACTGTCAAACTTGATGTTTCCGGTCATCGTCCCACCAGCCAGCGGCAGATAACCGTTAAGCTCCTCTTTTGTGGGCACCTTAGTCGGATCGGTAGAAATAGTGTTCCCAGAGATAACGATACCCTCACCGGCAACATATTCCGTACCGCCTCCGCCTCCGCCGGTAGCGTTCAGCACGCCCTCCGGTGTAATCGTCAGATTAGCGCCAACTTTTACGCCGCCTAGAGTGGTAGCACTAGCAACCGGTAACGTATACTCAGGGCCGTGACTGTCAAGATATTTCTTGTTCACAGCGTCCCCATCATCAACCGGGTCCGCAACTCCCGTAATCCTGTGATCCATAGCATTGACGTTCGTACCCGGTGCAAGCCTCAGTTCGTTCGGGGCATGAATCTCAGTGACCCACAGCTCACCGGTCCCGCCGTCAATCCCATTTCTATTCACGTACACAGCACCCGCGTCAGTGCCCACATTGATATCAAGATGAGGGATATCTCCGCTCATATGCTGTTGAATGGTAATAGCCCCAATCTTGAGCTGTCCAGCGCCATTATCCGCAGTCGTCAGAAGAGTGGCCGCTCCCAGAATCCGAACGTTTCCGCCCTCGCTTTTAACGCACACATCCCCATTATCCCGGTAAAAAGCACCCTTAACCGTCTTGCCGTCTACCAGCTTAACAACGGCGGAGCCCTCCATCTGTAGATCACCGGTCATTGTGTCACCGGCCTTCTTCACGTACGGAAGCGGCACGTCCCCGGTAGTGAGCCCGTTGATCTGGTCTTGAAGCAACTGGTCGGCCTCTGTACGATTCACAATTTCCTTATTGAGATTCTGCTCAATTTTCAGGTCCGCATTGGCCCGATCAATAGCCTCCTGATTGATATTGCCCTGAAGCACAGCGTCAGCGGCGGTCCTCTCCGCCTTCTCAGTCTCAATAGCGGTATTTAACTGCTCGTCAGCGGCCTCGCGGTCCGCGATTTCCTTGTCAATCCGCTTGCCCAGCGCCTCGTCAGCCTCCTGCCGCACCTGCGCCTCTGCCGCGTCAGCGTCCTTCCGGTCCTGAATCTCCTGTTTTAGAGCCGCATCCAGAGCCTTGATATCATTTTCGGCGGTAGTAATGCGCTCCTCCAGCGCTGTGATTTCTCCATTGATTCTCTCAATGTCCGCCTGAATCTCCGCGATATCGTCCGCGTTCTTTTGCGCCAACTCCCACGCCTTATTAGCTACCTCGCTAACCTCGTCAACCTCATGGTTGATAAAGTCAACCTCATTTTTCAGGCCGCCAACTCTCTGAACCAGCTGCGCAATGGAGCTCTCAAACTGATTGCGCCATCCCTCAAAAGGGCGCTTGCTAACCACCCAATACGCGGAGTTCTTAGGCATCTGCCAGTTATCAGGAGAGGAGGTGAGGCTACCCAAATACTCCATACCGCCCCCGGAAGTCGCGGTGATGACCGCAGTTGTGCACCCCATGCCTTTCAGGATATTCGCCACGGTGATACCCTGCATGCCCTGCACGTCCTGCTTGCCGCAGTTAAAGAACACCTTATCACCGTTGCAAGACTTATACCCAACGGCACAAATCGCCTGTTTGGTGGTCATCCCCTTAGCCTGCTCCGTAATCTCACCGTCCAGAATGATAGGCACAACAGACCCAATGAGATCAACCACCTGATTCCGGCACAGAGTATCCTCGTCAGTATCGCCGCCGAAAATCTTCAACGCCCCGTGCCGGTTGAATCCTCCGCAGAAGATTCCACCCTCTGGAGTGCTTGCCATCGGTGCACCCATATACCGCGCAACACCCTTCCACGGCGCGTCAGTGGTTGCACTAATAATCGCGTTGGCGTTGGTCACGAAACTGACATCCTGAATACTCTGCACAAGACCAGAGTTTGTAGTATTTCCAAATGCAGGCATAAGCTTGATAAAGATAGGCTTACCGCACTTGTCAACACACTTCACGTTGATGACGTGATACGGGCAACTGTCGTTTTCAGAGTACCCGCTCTCCATGCCAACCTCGTCCCGATCATAATACACATCATTGGACACAGCCGCGCCAACCACTCTATCAAGAGCCTCATAGCAATTACGCTGAATTTGGTTCCATCTCAGGATGCACTCATTCACCCGCCCAGCCATTTCGCACATCTGAGCTTGCACGTTAGGTCCCGGGATATTCACCACAGGCCGGACAGGAGGCGGCACAGGTGTCCCGCAAGGGCCCGGCTTACAAGGGCCGCAATGCTCAGGATTGCAAGGATCGGGCTCACAGCAATGGTCAAAATCATGATAACAATCTTTCATTAGAATACCTCCATAAAGCACCCTCTAAGGGCTACAATAATCATTTCGTCCACGTTGATGAAGGTTTTACGGAAAGCCGCCAGCAATTCAGACCCACTAATACCAACGTACCCGCTGACAACTTCCTCAATTCCGCTTTCCTTTGTCTGCGTCTCATCTTCTTTTCTATCCTTGCTTTGCGTATGCTTTTCATCTGTCTTGCCCTGCTCGATCCCAGCCGTATGACGCTCTCCTGTTGTATCCTCAACGGCATCATTATGTCCCGTGGTATTTTCGGTGAGGTTAGACTTGCCGTTTTCATGCCAATCCTCATTATAGTCTGTAGTCCTATCTGTGTTCTCTGTTGTATCCTCATGGTATGTTGTATCACTCGTATAGTCCTTATTCTTTTTCTCAGTCTCTCCAACCGTCTCATTTTCAGTTTCATTTTCCGTCACGTTCCTAGTCGTGTTCTCTGTTACCTTCTCCGTTTTATCCTCTGTATAGCTGTTGCTAGTATGCGTACTTTCATCGGTGTTCTGGTCCTCTCCTGTTTGCGTTGCGTTGGTCAGATAGTTCCAGACAACACTGTTCTGCACGCCCCCGCTAGAATTAACATTCTTTTGAGGTGTATCCGAATAAAGCTTCGTTCCGTCCGTATTGACAGACCTCTCCAGCGTACTATCGCTAGTACCAGACCCCTCAGTCTTAGCAGTCGTATCCCGGGTTGTCTCTACCGTCTCATTCAGTGTCCTATCTTTAGTAAGCTCCCTAGTGATATCCTTAGAATTGTCCTCTGTTGTATTATCCACAACCTTAGTTGTAGAATCTTTAGTTCCGGTTACATCCTCGTCAACAACTTCCTTAGAAGTCTTGTCGCCCTGCTTTTCATATGTCTCTTCTGCCGTGTGATCCAAAGTGCTATCATATGCGCCAGTTAAATTCCCCTTTGTGCTTTCGTCATCCCTATGACTATTCACGAAATCCCTGAGCATGACGGCTGCCGAATTCTCACCGGAATTAGCCACCCTAAGCAGATTCTCCACGTTCCTACCATTAGTCTTGACCAACTGATTCAACATGGGATCAAACTTAATTAGCTCGCTCTCATATAGCCTGTTATAGTATGGCATAATCTTCATCAATTCCGCGTTAAGAAAATGCTTGAATCTGTCCGGCGTCTCTGCGCCGATCTGGTTAAACCAATAGTATGTTATAATCTTTCCCTCTAGGTGCTTCTTATGTTCTGGAATAAAGGTGTTCCACCAGTCGTTGAAAACTTCATACCCACCCGAAACGAGTTCCCCCAATTCCGGGTTAATCTGGCTCGTCCCTATTAGTTGACGCACCGACGTCACCTCCCTTCTGGAAACCTTTATCCATCTCTATGAATTCTTCCATGAAGTCTCCCACGGCGTTCAACTCTACCCCAACATTCAAGCCAAACATAGCATTGATTTCCTCACATGCCCTTTCCCTGCACCACAGCTCACTCTCAATAATGTGCCGCGTTGGATTTCTCTGCCCCTGACCTTCCGCAGAAATAAGGCGCTCTTTCTTGTCGCTTGTAAGGCTATCAATTCCTAAGCTCGTGCAAAGTTGTTGCATGTAGTTTCGCACATTTGCCCACATCTCATTTAGCACACAGTTTACGCCGAAATTCATGACCTTCACGCTTTCAGGATTACCGAACTTAGAACCGAAAATAGCAATCTCATTTCCGGCAATTTTGTTCGCTGCCGTAATTGCGCTTTGCTTGTCCTTCTCGTCACACTGAATTGCAAATGGTCTCTTGATAGTCTCAGTGTGGATATCGATGCTTCTGAGTGCGTTTGAAATTTTGGGCGAATAGTTCCAAATAGAAAGATAGTCTGGCGTCATAGTCTTATTAGCTCTAATCAACACACTATTATCAATGTCAAATCTGTGTCGATACTCGAAACTATACGCCTCTCTAACTACGCTCTCATAGTAGATGTTAAAAGGCCCCGGCAAAGTTACCGCTGTATGGATATACCCTAGGTCCGGATCATTAGCGAACAACGCCACGCCGTAAAACAGTAGCGTCATCTCCAATGCACGCTCATTGCAACTGTCCGGCAGGCCCGTCCATCTAAACCGGCTTAACGCCATATTGATAAAGCGGTTATAAATTTCTATGGTCTGCTGTGCGTTTAAGACCTCCGCCCTAGCTCCGTTAGATGGGAATACTATGCCCGGAAGATTTGCACCGAAAAAGCAATCAAACAATCTTACCACCTCCTAAACCGGCGCAGAATCCACGTTGTATTCCTTTGCGCCGTTTGTATAATCAAGTCCCTCTCCGTTAGGTCCTTTTACGTTCTGTATCTCTTTGTCTATGGTCTTACCTAGCACAATCGTAACAGCCGTTCCGATAGGCGTTGCACATATGGTCCAACAAGCCAAAGCTCCCGTGTACTGATATTTGATAGACAGCAGGGCCAGATAAAACCCTCCCGCCAACAAGCAAGCCAAAAACAAAACTACAATCCAACCCAAAAGCCTGCTATACAATTTAGAGCACGGCCCATTGCGCTTTTTAACCCTCATACAAAATACACCTTATTCCATATTCAACTGCTACTTGATGCTCAATGCGGCATCCTCTATTCTTCTCCCAGCCATGCATAAAATACAGTACGTTAGCTTCTGCCATCTTCTTAATGGATTCCCCAATAGACATAATCGGGTCTGAATATCTTCCATATGCGTCAATATACTCAATGTTATAATCGCCAAGCTCAAGGAACAACCTTAGCTTTGCCTCCTGTCTTCTCTCTAAAATCTCTTCCTTGGAAAGTCCGCTCATGGGTTGCGAAATAAACACCTTCATTTTAACGCCTCCTAAACTAAATAACTGTTCTGGTCTATTCTATACTGGTCTGGTCTATATAGCCTAGCCCAGCCCATTACAGAAAAGGTCTGGTCTTTAATTGCCTCTACGGGAGTTGACGGTAGACGCCGGGAGTTGAGTGTAGTTTACGGCACGGGATTTCCCATTGTTTTATTGAAGGCTTTAAGAATGGTAACTAATTGTTCTCTATTTACAAAATCCTGCCACATGTAATTTCCTTCGTATCCTGTAATAAGACCGTTTCTAATTGCCCATTCTCTGGCCTCTTCTGACCAGTTCTCTGCGTCATTGTCCTGTAGTGTCTTACGGTATTCTCTTACGATCTCTTCCGGGGATGCTCCACCGGAGCTTTTCAGGAGTGCATATACATCTGTTCTAAAGTCCTTCATCGTTTTGTTGTGCATTGGAAACCAGTGCATAACGTCAGCGTGATTGGATGCTACCCCTAGAGTGAAGCCTTCAGAGTGACAGATTAGGACATCCTCTTGTGATGGGTCCAGCCTGTAGAGCCTACATAGATAGGCGCAGAGTTCTATAGCCTCTGTATATACGGCGTTGAAATAATGTGGGTCTGTAAGGCCGTCCTCACAAATCTCAAAAGAGATATAGGAGTTATTTGCCGATCCCCAACGGCCTGAACCGGCGTGCCACGCGCGCATGTTCCATGGGAGGGTCTGCACGGTGGCAATGGAACCGTCATCCAGTTTCCCGATGAAAGCATGAACACATGTGTCAATGCCCGGGTGGTTCCAGTCGTTGGAGTTTTTGTTTACGCCTATACCATCCTTGTCTGGCTGGACGTAGCGCTTTAGGTTGGGGTTGTTTGCACCTGTGCTGTGTACCATGATGCCTCGAATATTTAGAGGCTTACCTGCTTTATAGCAGTCGTTATTCGTCAGGTAGTTCCGGATTAGATGCATCGTTGTACACCTCCTTTAGTTTAGCGGTTAAGGCCGCGTTTTCCTTTGACAGCTCCATCAACTGGTTATATAATTCTGCGTTTTTCGTTTCCGCGTATTCTAGGTCGTTTTGAAGTTCCTGATTGTTGCTCTTGGTACTTTGAGCACCGAAAAAGAAAGCGATAACAACAGAGTATATGGTCATAAAGTCTTGTGAGATTGTCTGTTTATATGCCATAATGCAAAACACGATTGTCAGGGCGATTGTTACTAGGGATTTAACGGACATGAGGTTAGATAATCGTTTCAATAGATTGGTCATATAATCCACACCTCCGCAGTGTATTTTACTAGGTTGAAAATGATAATCATTCCTGTGAGAGATACAATAATATTTACCACTATGTATGTCAGCCAATATGCGGTATGGTTGATCGGTTTATTTTTGAATACTGTTCTGGACATAATGTAGTGTAGACGTTTTCCAACCGGGATTAGTAACATATAGATTGCCAGATAAATGAGCACTAGAGCTACAACTGTTATAAACTCAATGGTCATGTAGTACCTCCATTTTGCCTTGTATGTAGTTCACTGTTGCTGTAAGTTCTTCCACTTGTTTTGATAGGGTGCATATTTTAGATTCTACTTGCTTTATTCTCCACTCTGTCACCTTGTTGGCTGAAACAATTCCTGCGTAAGTTCCAACTAGCGTTCCGATTAGAGAGAGTATAGCAACAATTACAGTTTCCATGGCAACCTCCTAACTCTTGTTAGCGGACGGGTTGGAAAAGTCACCGATGGCTCTTGCTCCTACGTTCCAGAATGTGACACCAGCATTTAGCATTGCTTCAATGCGCTCTCTGTAGACGGTTGGAATAGCGCCGGATACGTGACCCTCAGAAGTCTTAACAAAATTCCAGCATGGACGGCTGTTGCGCTCTGGAACTTTCAGCCTCATGACCTTGTAGCCGTAGCGGTCGAAAAAGCTGTCAACTGATTTCATGATGCTCTCGTTGCACATGTACCAGCGGAATTTGAAGCCAAACTGGCCAATTGAGGCAGCTAGGATAGGGTCAGAAGACACAGAGCCATTAACAGCGGCTGAACCCTTTTTGGCCTTTGTATCCGCATCCCAAATACTTGCCGCACTACTGAGGCCACTTGCAACGAGTCCCGGAACGGCGGCCATTCCTACCCCTGTGGCAGCGGCGGCTCCTGCAAGGATGAAAGATCCAGCTGATTTTGCTGTGGTTGCTAGAATGTTTACTTTGTTGGTCTGTTGATACTGAGCATATTGATTTCCAACCCATGCACCTTGCGGAAATACGGTGATTGCGCACCCGTATTCTCCCGGGTTTCCCATGTAGTCATAGGCGTCTGGCGTTGCAATGATTCCTCCACCGCCTCCGATAAAGCGCCCGTAGATATGGAAGTTAAACGTGCCTTGTGTTGTGATTAGCTCGGGTTTGTATGTCACTGTCTCGCTGTTCATGCCTTCTACTTGCGCCACGCAAAATTCACTAGAATAACATTTCGCATTTCTGCAAAGGTCTGGCCCAATTGCTCCGCCGCTTTGCCACGGCGGAATAGTTTCAACTGCTTCTGACAAATCGGATAGGAAATCGCCGGGTACGGAGTAAACGCCTAGGATATTCTCTAGCTTTCCCTCGCTTGATTCTGCTACGCTCTGCAAATAGCTGTTAACGGCTCCTGCGCTTGAAAAAGTTCTCATAGTTAAGCCGTTAAACACATTATTTTCTACAGTGCCTCCAAACATTGGTTGACCGGAAGAATCATAAGGAGTGAATACAACGAACGTGTCCGGTGCGTATGCCTTTATTTGGTCATAGACAACTTGGTCGGGGGTGCCGCCCATTCCCTCGGGTATTCCTATGTTAATCCAGTTTGGGTTTGCGCCCTTCCAGTCATTTGTTACGTGCTCTCGTTCTACTAGACTATAGGATGTTGCCCAATTTATGTCTCCACAATAGGTGCAAAATGCATCCACTTCAAAATAGATGGTTGTAGTGTTCGGGTTTACCCACTCGATCCCTGTAATGTTTGCGATAATCCAACGCGGGCCGGTGCCGGTATTTTGCCACATGATAATATCACATGTTAAGGCATCGTTGTAATTGTATTCGACACGGCAGTATTGCCTCTCGTCCGCTCTCTGATATGAGTATTGGCTGAATGACGCTTTTACTTTTCCGGCAAGCCATCCCTGCATGGCGGAGTTAGATTCAAAATATGGTTTGTTATATTGGTCAATGCCTGTGTTAGTGCACAGATAAATAGTTGTTTCGGGTCTCCATAATGCCATGTTTTCACCTACTTTCTGTAGGGAGGGGCTTTCGCCCCTCCCTTTATTACGCTTACTCAGTGCGCAGGGCGACACAGTTGTGGAAGGGAGAAAGAGAGAAGGTGTCCCACGCATGAAGCCAGTAATTCCAGTTCATCGCGGAACCATTATAGAAGGTGGTGAAACGGCGGAGCTTTTCTCGAATCTGGAAGGCCTTTGTGTCAGCCAGCACAGCCAAAGTCTTGTTATCGGCACCAAGGTCATCTACAATGATCTGTCTTGCCAGATAATCGGCGTAACTCAGATTAAAGGCCGCGCTCAGGACTTCAACTCCGATATTAGCGGCAACGTCAGCGCGGATGATAATGAGCTGATCTTCGATGGGGCTCCATGTTACGCGGTCATTGCCCGTGCCTCCCATGAGTTTATAGTTGTTGTACGCACTGGAAGGGAAGGTAAAAAGCATGGACATGTTGCGGAGCTGTACCTGAAACTGTTTTCCGGTGGCCTCATTGGTGGGCATAACGGCTGGAACTGTTTTCAGCTTCGCGTCAGTAATTGCATCAACAACCAACTGCTTGGTGTACTTGAATTCATCAATGGTGTTCGCATTGTAAAGGCTGTCTACAATGCCCTGAATGAGGTTTTCAAGGGCGTTCCATGAGACGAAAGCGTTTGTAAGCTGTTCGTTGTTGATGGTAACAGGGTACTTATCTTGGCGGTTCAGGCGATACCACGCGGCGGCAACGTCAGGCTTCGTCATTTTCAGCACGGCGGCCATACCTGTTTCAGTGCCATCATAAGCCTGCGCGGTTGCCGGATTCACGTGGGCTTCCTCAACGTCAACTCCCAGAGGCTCGGCGTTTTTACGGAGCATAGACAGAGGGTTGTTCCACATCTTGCGGTAAAGGATTGTAGCAACGATCTTGTTAACAAGCGCACTCAGAAACTCGTTTGCCATTGCATCATAAGCAAGGATGGGATTTCCCACGTCAGCCAGATTTGCGGGAGTGGCTACAGGCACAGCGGCCTTATAGGCGTCACTCGCATCATTGCGGATTGCGTTCATCATTTCAGGGCTAGCAATAGGGTTGTTCTTAGTTGCCATTGTTGTTATCCTCCTTATAGATATTCTTTAGAAAATCGTCAACTCCAACCGGCTCTTCTTTGGCGGTTTCCTTGGCCTTGTTCTCAATGGCCTCAGCCTGAGAACCGATCCTCAGAAACAGGTCCATATTTGCACTCTTGAGCCGCTCATTTTCCTTGGTGACGTTCTCATTGTTTTGCGTAAGCTGTTCCATTTTTCCGATATTATCAATGATAACGTCTTGCATCTGGCTCAATAAAGTCGTTAAGGTGGCCTGATCTCCTCCCGCGGAGATAACTTCCTCAGAGAACTGCCGGAAAGAATCCTGTGTAAATTCGTATGCCATTTTGTAACCCTCCATTTGTTATAGTAGCTTTCTTAGAATGGGCCATGCTAAATTCTTTACTTTTTGTGTCTCAAATCTCAGCATGCCAGCAGAGAAAGCATCCATTATACCTTTGATAACTATGTTGTTCCTTGTGGCTAATACGGTTGAATTGTTGTGGTCGTTTAATGTTAGGCTTATTGTTATCTTTCTTGTGTCATCAGTTTTCTCTGATAGATAGAAAATACCAGAGTTCATGTCCCTATACACGCCAATTTTGAAGCCGTCTATTAGTATCGTTGTAACATAGAAGCAGGCTGTAACCATCTTTTCAATGAATGAATCCGTGTCTAGCAAGAACTCGTTGTCCATTGAATAGGACCCATATTCTGTTCCGTCTATCAGACGCCCAAATCTGGTCTGTTTTACGTGGTTAACGTAGGCTGGGTTCGTGACTGTCTCTAGTTGGATGTCCTTTAGTAGCTTTCTTTTCTGCCCTTTCTCTAATGATAGGTTGAAATATAGGAAATAAGGGTTACTGAATGTAACGGCGTTACTCAAGAATAATACTGGGACATCTCTGTCTCTTGATATTGTTGAGTAACATTCAAGGAAGGTCACGACTTCATTTTGAAGGTAGCGGTATGCTCCTGCTCCAATGATGAATTCGTCGAAGATAATCAAGGTGACGTTTGGGAACGGCATTGATTTAAGCATTACTGCTTTTGACAGCGGGAAATACCACCCGGCGACTTCCTTGTCTATCCTGAATAACCCACGATCCGCTTTAAACTCGTGGTCCGGAAACTCCTGCATGATATCATCGAAAAAGTTTCGCATCTGTGACTGAGGCATTTCTGTGTCGTACCTTCTAAGATATACAAATTGTTCGCCTTTTTCGGTGAAATTTTTAATTGCCCTCTTTTTGGCTCCGTAGGTCTTACCAGCTCCACGAGCGCCTACAACAAAATTAAATAACCTGTTTCTTGAGAGCGTGTCATCTGCATTGTAATACATGGACGTGTCCTTAGTGTCCACTTTATCACCTCTGTAAAATAAGGGAAATCCTTGCCCTCCACTGTGTCAGCACACCACCGCCAATTCCCACCCGGGAAGGCTCTTCGCCCCGGTGCCCCGGACGGGGACACTAGGAAAGCAAGGACCCCTCTAGGGTATTGTATCATAATAAAAGCGAGTTGTCAACCCCTTTTGCCTTTTTTATTTTGAAGGTTGTCTCCTTCAAAATGACGCCGCCGGGGACGATTTTGGGAAGGAGTTTTCCATCGAATACTGCGCCTTCCTTGAATTCGCTTTCTGTTATTGTCTCTTTGACGTTTTTAGGCATACCAGCACATTTTATATTGATTTTTTCTTGATAGTCTTTTCCTAGTGTTACTTCTAGGTAAGTTTTCTGTCGTATAAATTTAGCCCTAATGAATGTTTCTTCTAACTTAAATGCTCCTAGGGCTTTGTTGTCTACCCACAGCCCTTCCGGCGGCTCTGTTCCTGATACGTGCAGACTATCCGTGTCTGCATATATGAATCTATCGCCGCAAATTTGTGCTCCACGGATTATCTTGTCTCTGCAATATGCTGTTATAAAGCAGGCCATTGGAATATATCCGCCTTTTCTTATCTCCTCCTCTGATAGCTTAAATCCTACTCTACCATCTTCTCTTAGATACGGGATGCATGACTTTCCTCTTTTCTTTGATCCGAATTTTCCGTACAGAGAGTTTAGCATTAGTTTCGCTATCTTCTCGCGCCCGGGATTTCCCTCTATTCTAGCTTCGGTCTTTTCGTTATACCAATAGTCTATGTATTCGTCAAATAGACCGTGCGTTCCTTTTAGCATATACCCGCCGCACCATTCTATGACGTTCACGTCATAGTGGTCAAATACTAGCTTCTCGTCTACGCTTGTTAGGTATAAATAGGTTGGCTCTATCGACTGTGTTAAATACTCTGTATCATGGTACATGAAATGACCTTTTATCTGTATGCATGGATAGTGGTTTGGTTTTAACTTGAATTCGCATAGGATGCATTGTATGTATAGTGGGCACATCGGGTTTTGTTTGTATCTCTCTGGAAAATACACCGGCTCTCCGTAGGGGAGTAGACAATTTTTCATTGCCCACGGATACATTGAATTTACATCAAATACGGCTCCCTCTTTAACTTCCTTGTCTTTGTATGCGGGGTTTACAAATGTAAATCCGCCTTTGTACGATTTCTTAAAGTCAGTGAACGTTGGTAAATCTAGTTCCGGGTATCTCTGTTTATATTGTTCTTTTCCTAGTCGGGACATGTAATCGTGCAAGGCGTTTGAGCCAGTTGTTAGTCTTGTTTGATTGTGATCAAACATAAATTTAAGGGCTTTTGCTAATATTATTACATCGTGAGAAATATAGTCTTTTTCTTCTTGCGTTAGTATGTGCCCTATTTCTCTGTCCTCGTGGTAGTCAATTTCTAGCTTCTTTTCCTCTATCCCGAAAGATTTTGGCATATCAGATATTGGCATTGGAAGTATTTTCAGGGAATCTATTATTTGGATTTCATCGTCTGATCCTGATTTCCTATCTGGTACAAATCTGATCTGATACCATTGCCTCATGTCTGATATCAGGGTACTAAATTCATTGTGATATATCTTCCTTTCCTGTGCGTACTCAAAATTGTGTTTTAGTAAATAGTCTACTATAAATGTTCCGTCAAATTTCAGATTATGGAAGTATATTTTGCCGTGTAAGTTTGATATGTATTCTATGAAGCTGTAAATCGTTTCTCCATATTCTATAGTTTCATCTATGTTATAGATATCACAAATGCACCACGCCCACACCCGGCAGTCATCAGGATTTGTGGTTGTTTCAAAGTCAGCCGCATATATTCCCATATCATAGGCTTTCCCAAAGTCCCAGTATGTAGGCTAGGTTATTCATGAATAACTCATAGTCTGAAACTATGTCTATCCCTGTTTCTGGTATGCCTATTGAAGCGTCGATAACTTCTTTTGATGCGCTTGATACTAAGCCTATGATTTGCATTATAAGATTAGTGACTTCTGGGTCCTCTCCGTTTGTCATGTTCCATAATTGCATGGCTTCATATACATGTCTAATGTAATTTTGCCTGTATGCTTCTGTTAGTGGGTCGGCTTCTGAGGGCTCTAGGAAATCTATTTCTATTTTCCGACGCTTTTCTTCGTCTGCTATTATTTTTGAGAGTGTTATTGGCCTTGTGCCATATACGGGCTGAGTAGGAAATCTACCTAAACGCTCTTGTGCTTCTGCCTGTGTGGCAAGTCGCTTTTTGCGCCGTCTATTCTCTTCTGCCACTGAGCGCTTTAACAGGTCAAGCGATGCCTTTGCTATTGGGCGGCCTTCAAAGGTTGTTAGCTCAAGTCCGGCCCTATCAAATCTCTGTAGGGTCTCTATTCTGCGCTTAAAGCCCTTTGCTGATTTTATTTTACCTGCTTCCTCTGTATATGAAAGTTTCGGTGGTAAATATTCTCTTAGTTCTGGAGATGTTCTTTTAATCGCGCTCTGTAAACGCCTGTTGTAGTTCTTTATCTCGCTTTGTAGCTTTTTCAGTTGTTCTGTTGGGTTATAGACACTTTTATTTTCAGCTGATCCTGTTGTACCTCTTTTCCTCCGTGCCATACCCTGACCCCCTTCCCAAATGTTGCAATTTGAGCTAGAACTAAAGCCGCGTCTGGGTCGATCTCACATGGTAGGCGAAATTTCTTTGAGATAAAATCGGCCCCCTCTGTTAAGATGCGGCTTGTGTTTTCGGATACTGTGCGGGATGCCATTTTACACCTCCTTTGATTAAAGGGAGGGGCTTGCGCCCCTCCCTAGATTGAATAACGGGACGGATTTGTTAGGCCATGAGCTTCATGGTCAGAGTGTTGCCGTTGCTGGTCTTAATCTGCTCAATGGTAACTTTCAGACCCTCAGGGAAGTGCAGGGTGCCGAAAATGTTGAAGATATTGCGGACGCTGTTGGTAATACCGGAAGAGGTGGCCGCATATGTCTCGCCGTTATCATCAATCAAGATAACGCGGATTGCATCGCGCTCAGCAGACCGGCCGCGGTCGTTGATTTTGCACTTGACCATGATGACATCGGTCAGGCAAATGGGCTTGTTGACCATGTCGGCAATACGGGTCTCAGGGGCGTTGATGGCGTTGTACAGCTTGATCTTATCATCGGGAGATACGGGGTCGAAACTGACAAACATGTCAGAAGTTTCGGAGCCGGTGAACGCCTGCATCTGCTTATTCATATCCATTGTTATTTCCTCCTAAAATATGATTGTTTACTGATTGTTCTTTGCGGGGACTTCTTCGGCCAGTTCCATGAACTTGTCAAGAGACAGGCGATAGGTATGAGGTACGTTGTCGATCTTGTAGACGATCTGTGCGCCATGCTCTTTCAGGAGCTTCTTTGTCTCTCGCTCGCCCAGCTTCTTTTCGCTGAAAATGTCGATTACGGGGGTGATAGTGGTTGCGTCTCCGCTGTTCTCGATGCTTCCCAGATGATAAATATAAGTATCTACTGTTCTGGTCATGTACTTTGCCATGGTTTTTCCTCCTGTTCAAGTTCTTGCTTTCTTTAAATTTAGAATCGCAGGGATTTTGCTCGCTTCCCTCTGTACTGTTAAAATGTACCGTTTCGACGTATTGAATTGTGGAGGGAGTGTTCACTTCCTTTCATTTTGTGATTAGAGGGAGCGGGTTTACCCCGTTGGGTCCGGCCTGATAACCCACAGACCGGCTAGGAAGGGTTAGGTATGGATTCTTCTGTATATTGCACGTGCAAATTCGTCTATTTCTTTCTTGTACCTAGTGTAGCGTCTAAATATCGTTCGGTAGTTCTTCTTTCAATATATGCCTTTATGCATTCACGATTGAGTGCAATTTCTGCTATTCCTGCATTGTAGCCCTCCTCTTGTTCCTGATTATTACGGCAACTGGAGTTTACCACCTGAGGCGAGTTCATTGTATCGTAGCCGTAAATAATGAGGTTATAAAACGCTTTGAATCTTCCTACAGCATAATCATCCATCGTTTACCTCCCTGTATGTGCGTACGAATTCATCATGGGAAAGCACGCTTATTTTGCCTTCGGGGTCTAATAGAATCCAGTCGCCGGGGACTGCTGTTACGTTCCCGCTAGGGAGTTGAATTTCAAGTTTCAGCGGGTTGGTTTTATCGCTGTTGTCTATAGTGGCAAACGCTTTGCCTTGATTGATTAGGTCCATGTGCCATTTAGGCGGGATGTGCTTGCCAAATCTAAAGGCGCTAACGGGGGTTGCTCTTGGGATGTATTTCATTGGTTTTGTCCTCCTTTCATAGTTGTATTGTAGCAGGTAAATGTGAACTAGTTATGAACACGGCATGTAGATTTTTCATGGGTTAGTGTAAAGGAGAGTTAGCTTACGCTAACCCGGTGCGCGGAGGGTTGGGCGGCGGTGGTGCCGACGGCCCGTGGGTGCGAACAAATGTTTGATTGTTAAATTTTTAACAAGTGGGGTGTATGGACACGAAAAGTGCCCGGTTAATACCGGACACTTAATTGCCATAAGCCACGCTGGCGGATTAAATATAGGGCTGTGTTGCAGTTCCTAAAGAAATTGGCGGCTATCAGGCAATGCTTTAGATCGGTTGTTTCAACGATGATATGACGCTTCATTTTAATTGGCCTCCTTAAATAGATATCACTTTTACGCTGATCAATTCGCCGTGAAGATTTGCGATGTGGTCAATTAGCTTGCTATATAGATCGAGTGATATTAGCGCTACTTCAAGCTTGCCGTCTACCTTGTAGGCAACTTCGACCCCGCATGGTTTCATTGCTCTTCCTCCTTCTCAACCCTCTCAGCGTTTTCTAGGAAGAAGCCCAAGGGCATGCGATAGTAGTGGGTTGTTTCGATGCAAGAATACATGATAACTTTTTCTCCAAGGTCTTTACAGCGGCGTTTAAGCTCACGTTCTCCGAGCTTATTATAGCTCTCCATTGTGCAGACGTTCTTGATCTGCGTGCCAGACACTACGCCGAAGTTGTAATTGTAGCAAGTGATACCTCTGGTGATGTTTTTCATTGTTGTACTTCCTTTCTTTTCTGTTCGGCTTTGTAGGTTCATTATATTGAGGTTTGTTATCCCCCTCTGATTGTAGTATAGCAGATGAGCGCTTATTTGTCAAGCATTATTTTAAGATTTTATGAGTTTGTAGGAAGTGTACAAAATGTATGGGCGCCAGTTGGGCAGTTTTATAAATGCGGTGTGCGTTATGATATAATGCGGTTAATAGGATGGGGAAATAAGGTATCAAATCTGACGCTGTCTCTTATACACATCTGACG